TGAGATGGAGTTGAGAGGCTTCGACAATTTTTTTGGTTAGGCCTCTCTCACGATACCTTATATAACCACTATAAGACCAACTTCGCGATGATGCAACACCATGGTTATAGCTTGACTGAGCTCGATAACATGATGCCGTGGGAAAGAGAAATATATGTTGCACTATTGCAAGAACATATTAAAGAAGAAAATGAAAGACGTAAAGCCGAACAAGCTAAAATGAGGAGTTAAAAATGTCTGAAGAAGAAAAAGTATTCCATCCTGCTGATACAAATGGTGATGGTAAAGTGTCAAAAGATGAAGAGGCATTATACCTTGAGTTTAGACGCAAGGAATTAGAAGATGCAGATGCAATGCGAGACGCACAGCGTAATATGACATGGTTTGCACTCGGTGGATTATTGTTATATCCATTTGCAGTCGTTCTTGCATCATTGGCTGGTTTAGATCAAGCACAAAAAACATTGGGGGATATGGCACCAACATACTTCGTAGCTGTTGCTGGTATTGTTGCTGCTTTCTTTGGTACACAAAACTTTGGGAAGAAAAAATAAAATGGATCCAGTAAACGCATGGGAAAGCCTATCATACTTTGACGGTATTTTATTTACTGTCTGGTTAGGCATTTTATATTATGGTAAAAATTTAATCGACGATTGGTTCGGAAAATAATTACTAGGTAAAGAGTTATGGCTGATAAAATAGATCCCGAAATACTAGAAGCTATGAAGAATAGCATTATGACTGAAGCACAGTTAAAAGCTGGCTTTGGTGGTAAAGCATTTGAAGGTGGTAAAGATGTAAAAGGATTCGGCGGAAAAGGTATGAAAGCCGAAGATCAAACGAAGAAAAATAGCCGTCTCGAGTCTGGTGTTGCTTCTGGAGAAATCGGCCGATTAGCTAAAGAATTAGCAGAACAAAATAAAATTGCTCAGGATCAAAAAAGCGAAAAGGAAAGAGAAAAGCTTTTAATGGATCTCGTCTTAGCAACTGAAAAGGGCGATGCGGAAGGAGAAAGAAACGCCTTAGAATTAAGAGCTACATATATCGAAACACAAGCAAGACTAGAAAGAGCCATTGAAGCTGGAGATACTTCTCTTATAGAATTGGAAAAAAGTAATCTTGACAGAGTTATGGCTGGTGCCGAAACGGAAGAGAATCGCCGAGAAGCGAATAAAATGGCTGAAAAACAATCTGGAATATTAGAAAAAATATCAGGTGGAATTAAAGGATTAACTGGATTTTTAAAAGATAATGCTGTTGCTATTGGTGGTGGTTTATTAGCTGGTCTTGCTCTTTTTGCACCAGAGCTCATGCAAGATTTAGTAAAACGTTTTACTGAAGTCCTAGGGAAAGGTGTTGAAATTATAACAAGTTTATTAGAAGGTGATTTCGAAGGAGCTCTTGAAGCATTTAAGTCTGAATGGAAAGCATTTACTGGTGCATTTATTTTATTTTTTGGTGGTAAAATTATTAAACTTTTAGTAGGAACTTTTAAAACTTTTAAAGACCTTATAAAGGCAGTACGAACATATAGATTATTTTTAGCAACACAATATTCTGGTAGTATGATAGCTCATTTTGCAGACATGATGAAAAATCTTGGTAGTAAATTAATGAAGCCAATTAACTTTGTATTAAGAATGGCTAGAATATTTAGAACATTTATGATGGCTACATTTATTCCTGGAATGATAGCAGCATTTAGTGGAATGATAGCTGCTATTACACCAATGTTAGCTGCCTTAGCTCCGATTCTATTACCTATATTAGCAATTGCTGCTGTCTTTGGTTTAATATATCTTGCATTAGAAAAAATGAGAGAAGCAATGGGATTCACTTCTATCTTTGATGTAATGCTGTTAGGTATTGCATACTTAAAAGATGCATTTGCTCATGTTGTAAATCTTATTGGCACAATTGTTAACTTTATTATGGGTCTTGTAGGTAAGTTTGCTAGCTTCCTTGGGTTTGATATAGATATTCCAAAGATACCAAAAATGGATACTGATAACGCTTCAAGGAAAAAGGCAGAGCTGCAAGAAAAAGCAAGGAATGAACAAGAACAAGAAGCAAAGAAAGCGAATCAAGATATCGATGCAGATCCACTTACATATGAAGTAGACGTAACAGAACCAGAATTATCAGTCAATACAGGAAGAAGAGGTAGAGGTAGAAGTAGAAGAAGAGTACGTAAACCAGATAATGATACTGGTGATAATTTAGCAGCAGATTCATCGGCTAATGTAGCATTGCAAGAGCAAGCGGGTAATAAAGCTCCTACAACTAATATTATTACTCAAAAAGGTGGTGACGTAACAACTAATACAACTAATAATTCATCTAGATCGTATAGAAGAAGAAGAGGTTGGAGATCATCCGACCTTAGTACTGCAACAGCACAATAGGAATAAAGCATGACAAAGTTATATGTATATCCAGAAACTTTAAGAGAAAAAGCCGATTCATTAAGAGGCTTTCCGCATGTATCATTTGAAATGATAAAAAGAGCAATGCCTGAGGCAGTTAAAATACATTTGTATGTTCCTTCTGGATTTACATTACCTGATGGTGCGTCTTACGGTACTATTAATTTAAATACTCTTGGTTCAACACAAGAGGAAGTAAGTGAAACAAATGAAGAAGATTTGGCAGCATTAAAAGCTGGTGCTTTATTAGATTCTGCTGGTTTAGGAGCACTTAGTCCTGCTGCACAAAAACAAGCAATTGAACAAGGTATTGCACTTAATCCTAATACGGCTGTGCAGTTTGATACAGTAAATTTAAGAACATTCGATTTTAGCTTTAAAATGGTTGCTGAATCTTCGGAAGAAGCACAACAAATATTTAGAATTGAAAATTTATTTAGAAAAGCATTATATCCAACGAAGCAGGGTGCACTACTTGTATATCCACCTACGTTTAAAATAAAATTTTTACACGGTGATCAGGAAAATCCTTATATGCCTAAAATTATGGAGTCATATTTAGTTGGGTTAAATACTGTATATAACGCAGGTTCTAATATGTACCATGCTGATGGTTCACCTTCAGAAGTTGATGTTACATTGTCATTCCAAGAAACAGAGCTAATAACCCGAGAAAAATTGTATGGTCCTGAGCCTGGAATAGCTGCACCAGGAACTGAGTTTGGATTAAATTCAATTGAATCAGAAATACAAAATAGAGTAAATTCATTAGAAAGCGAAATACGATCTAGAGTAAATGAAGCTAAAAGTGGATTTAGTAATGCAATTAATGATTTTACAAGTCGATTTAAATTATAGGAGATTATAAATGTTTTTTAGTCAGTTCCCTAGCGTTGAATATGATTTTAATCGTACCGGTACTATAGACCGAATGGTCGATATATTTCGTAGTATACGACCAGAAACACAACAAGAATTAAATAATATTACTGTCTTTAAAGATTTTGAAATTAATGATGGTATGCGTCCTGATGTTTTATCACAAAGACTATACGGTACTCCAGATTATTACTGGACATTTTTTATTATTAATGATTTTTTGCATGATGGTCTTCAAGTATGGCCAATGAGTGAAGATACACTTAGAAATTATATTGCAAAAAATTATTCAGGTAAAGCTTTATGTTTCAAACCTCAGGTTGTCGAGGATGCAGATGGTATTCCACAAGGAACAAAAAATTCAATTGCTGGTATATTAAAATTAGGTGAACTTATTTACGGTGGAACATCGGGTGCTCTTGGAAGACTTGTTCGTAAAGATGCAGATTTAAATGAAATTATAGTTCAGGATGTTGTACCCGGAGTTGCTGGTACTGATCCATCATCAGGTGCAGTTGATAATAATATAGTAGGTGGTAATTTTAGACCTGGTGAGTTTTTAAGTGCGTCAAGAACAACATTAGATAGCGAAACATTATTTTCTCTACAGGTTCATAAGGTTTATGATTATGCAGCAGCTCCAGCATACTATTATGAAACTGGTGATCCCGATAAAAGACCTATTACTAATTATGAAGGCATAGAAGCTTTACCAGCAGTTTTTTCTGATGTGCAATGGAATCCTGCAATACAAAAACAAATTCTAGGGCTTGATTTACAAAATGATTTTGCATTTGAAGGTGCGTCTGTTCAAACTAATTCTTCATACGGTTTCCCTTTAATATATACTGGTGGGAATGATCCTGACGGTTATGGCGAAATACTACGTGAAGGATTTCAAAATGATGATGTTATTGAAGGTGGTACATCTTATATAACAAATGAGCAACGTATACGACAATTAAATGAAGAAAGATCTAAAATAAAAATTGTTGATCCAGCATTTATTTTAACATTTATCGAAGAATTTGAGAATATTTTAAATGCCTAGATTTAATTCAAAGACCGATGGTTCTCGTACTGTAACACCGGGCGGTTACGACATATATTCTATACATGCTACTCTTTTGAATGGTAATGTTGCTGATATAAAAGGTCTTGTTAATACTATAGAAATTATTGAAAGTATACAAACTGCATCAATACAAGTAATTATGAGATTATATGATGGCATGAATTTTCTTGAAAATAGCCATCTTATTGGTGGTGAAAAAATAAATTTAAGAATTAGAAGAACTTCTAATACAGATAAACCATTTAAAGATTCTAGAGATAAATTTGATATTGAAGTTTTTGTTGCAGCTATTTCTGGTCATACTAATCCTAAGCCAGGCCTTCAAGCATATACTTTAGAATGTGTAAGTGAACATGCGATGGTAAGTAATACAAAAAAACTTAATCGTTCTTTTAATGGTGTTATTGGTCAACTTGTAACAAATATATTTATAAATGATTTAGGATTAGAAAATAACGTTGATTTTCAAACTGAAAATATATCTGATTCAACAGATCAAATTAAAGGAATATATCCGAATCTTTCTCCTTTGAATGCATTAACTTGGTTAACAAGAAATGCTTCTAATAACGGTACTCCATATTTTTTATATGAAACAATACAAGATGGATTACAATTTAAATCTTATAATGATATGTTAGAAGAAGGATTATATCGAGTATATAATGATGCAACTTTTAATCAATCAACACCAAACACACCAGAAAATTATCAAGAGTTAGAGAAAAAAATTCTTAGATTAAATTCTGATTTAAATAGATCAATATATGATTCTATTAGTGATGGATCATATAGTGCAAAATTACATACAATTGATATTGCAACGAAAAAATATAAACAAACTCAATTTGTTTATGATAACGAATATAAAGTAGATGCTAACATACCGTTTAGTGAACAACTAGAAATTGATAATAAAAAAATAAATGAATATACATCAAATAAAGAATATTATGTATCTTTAAACTCTAAATCGTTTGGTAAAGATATGAATTATCATAAACCAACTGCTGGCTCTTTATTAAATAAACAATCATATTTTAATAATTTAGGGTTCATGGGTTTAGACATGGACATATATGGTGATTTTAATTTATCTGTTGGTCGTAAGATTGGTGTTATAATACCAAAGCCAGATAATAATGCTTCTATATCAAGAGGTAAACGTAATTTTACAGATAAGTATATTGGTGGATCATATATTGTTTCATCTATATCTCATTATTTTTCTCCAGAAGATTATAGATGTAATGTTGGTTTACAAAAAGATAGTTTAGGCTTTAATTTAGATGATGAAATTGTGATTGGTAAATCAACTAAAAATACATTTAAATCAAATAAAAAATCTAAGCCAATAAAAACTGGTAGAAATAGACGTCGACGTTTAGTAGCCGGAAGAAGAATACGATGAACAGAAATAGTGATGCATTTAAAGGTGGAAATTTTTGTTGGTTTACGGGTGTCGTAGAAGATATAAACGATCCTGAAAAGCTAGGGCGAGTTCGCGTAAGAGCATTTGGTTATCATACTGAAAGTTTAGTTGATATTAAAACAGATGCATTACCTTGGGCAACTGTGATGGGTCCTACAAACTCTGCAAATATATCTGGTATTGGTACAACCACTCACGGATTGGTGAATGGCTCATGGGTAGTCGGATTCTTTCGTGATGGCCCTAGTGCACAAGATCCGATTATTATGGGAACAGTCGGATCAACATATGAAGAGAAACCAAAAAATAAAACTGGTTTTTCTGATCCTTCTGAGACATATCCAAAATTTCAACAAGATACCGATGGTAAAGATTTAGAATCAACTTACGTAGATACTAACCTGTTAGCACGTGGTACGAATACCATTACACGAGAACTTGATACTGTAACTGAAGAACCTGCAACAAAATATGCAGCAGTCTATCCAAATAATAAAGTAACACAAACAACATCTGGCCATATAATTGAAATAGACGATACGCCGGGTGCTGAAAGAATTAATGTAAGACATCGCTCTGGTACATTCGTAGAGATACATCCTAATGGTGATGTTGTACAGAATAATGGTAACCGATTCCAAATAACAACTGGTAATGATAATGTTCATATAACAGGTGTTTGCAATTTAACAATAGACCAAGACTGTAATACAACTATTTTAGGTGATTGGAATATCGATGTTACAGGTAATAAAAACGAAACAGTCGGTGGTGATGTAACTGAAACTTATACCGGTAGTCAAACAACAAGTGCAGCATCGATGGACATCGATACAACTAGTGGTGATATCGACATGGATTCAAAAGGCGACATTTTATTAAACTAGGAGAATAATATGCCAGGCATTACAAGAAAAGGTGACTCACATCAAGGGCATGCAAGTCCTACTCCTAACCCGTTTCATAAAACAACTTATGCTGCAGGTTCTCCTAATGTAAAAGTAAATGGTAAAGACGCAATAAGAGAAGGAGATTCTACTGGTTGCGGAGATAAGGCGGTAGGTAAAAGTAGTAGAGTAATTGTAAATGGTAAAGGTGTTCATCGTATTGGTGATTCAACAAGTGGTCATGGTAGCTGGGTTCCGAATGCTTCAGCTGCTGGATCAGGAAATGTAATTGCGGGGTGATAAATGGCTAAACCAAATTATGCATCTTTATTAGCACAAATAGCAGCAGAAACAGATCCTACTGCTAAACAGATTTTAATCGATCAATGTTATCAGTTTCCAGAGCCATTGACGAAAGAAGAAGAAAATTTATTTAACTATGTTGAAGAAGGTTATATAGAAGATAACCCAGGAACGACAACAGCTTATGTTGGAGTATATTATGGGGAAGACGGGATAATACAATGAGTTTAACTAAAAGATCAAGTAAAGGTAGTGCATTAACATATACTGAAGTAGATGATAATTTTACTCATCTAGGCGGCGATGGTACTTATCAGTTTCCTTCAACTGACGGTTCTGCAGATCAAGTTTTAGCTACAAATGGTAGTGGTCAACTTAGCTTCGTAGATCAAAGCGCTGGTGGTGCCGCGGCTATTACACATACAATAAATGATTCCGATTTAACAGGTGCACAATTTAAAGCTTTATCTGGACAAAGAATAATAAAAATATCTCAAAACGCTAGAACTTATGCGTTTTTTCAACCTGCAGCTGAGGATGTGACAAAGTCCTGGACAATTGTTAATGCCGGTCCTGGTGATATTACTCTTGACGCAGATGCACAATATGTACATAGTATGGACGCGTTTAGTACTGTTGCAAAAAAGACTGATTGGAAAGTACGTGCTGGTGGTATTATAGATGTTGTTTGTATAGCAAGTGGGGCGAATGGTGGAACAGAGAATAGTCCTAACTTTATAATATATGGTTCAGGAATTGTGGATATTTAAATATGGGAAGTATAGTTTCTGCTGCAAGAGGTACGTATTTAGCAAGATCAATTGATTCTGGCAATGCGCTATTAAACTCTGAATACAAGCAAGATAATTATCCAATATGGTCATCATGGAATGGTCTTAAGACCTCTGCTAATATTACTGAAAGTTACGGAGTCTTTGGAACATTAGCTAGTTGGGTACATTATTCTCCTATTTTTAATCAAGGGTATTCGACATATATTGGTAATCAATTTTTATATTTGGATCGTCGCCATTCACCACATGATCTAGCACCATTTCTTGCAGGCCCACAACCAAGGGTTATATTATTATATGGTTCTGAAAATTTATGGGCCTCGGCTGATCAACCAACACAAGAAGCCACTATCGACAATGATAATGCTGATAGAGGCGATGGTACTACAGGAACATTTACTGATGGTAATGATAGTAGAATTGTAAGTAATACAACTTTAAGTAGTATTGATTCAAATACAGCGATGACTTCTACCAGTTGTTGGACAAGATCAACAGAATGGCAGCAACATTTAGATATACCTAATAATTGTACATCAATTAAATTTGGTGCGCAAATAAAAATTGCAGCAGATGATAAACTAAAACCACTTAATTTTGCTGGAATATATTGTGCAGAAGATCGTAACCCCGCACAAAATGCACATTTTCGATATGTTAATTATTTTGCTATTAGACATACTGATGCTACATTTAATTTACCGACAGGGTCGTTAAGTGGTGATCAGTCTGGTTATAACTGGAATGGATTGAAAGTAGCTGATAGTCACGGCACATATCATAGATTTTATACTGCAACTCAAACGCTTGTGACTGAACATGCAATGTTAGACCAAGATAATTATGAAGATTTTCAAAAGGTAGAATACACGTTTACTCCTCGCCCAGGAACTGGTCGAAAAATGTCACTTAATTTATTTTTTGCAGAGAACACTTCTTACCTTAAAGCGGCCGCCGGAGATACAACTGGTGGCTTTCAAGTATATGATCCTTTTGTGGAGTTTTTAACATCATGAGTTATGAATTAGTAAAAAAATGGTTAGACGATCAAAGTTCTGTTACAACAGAAGAAATTAATAATGCGTATGAAGCAATGTTTTTATTGCCTCCAAATGGAGCTAATCAAAATTTAATGGCTGCATTAAGTTATATGAAAGACACCGAAACAAATGGCACTCAAACAGTTTCAATATTGTTAAGTAGATATGAAGCACAAACATGACTGTAAAGAGGTATAAATAAAGGTATGGCATATACTTACACTTCAACAGGATCCGGATCTACGTCTACTTCATCAGGTGATGGGGGTGGTACTGCTCGCGTAGCTTCTACTACTTATAGTTCTGATACTAGTACTAGTACTTCATCAGTTTTGCCACGTGGTGGTAATATACAAAGTTCTACTATTGATCGTTATACTGATTTAAATTTACAAATGATTCCGCATCCACAGAAAAAAGATATTATACCTTTAGTTGGAGAGCAGGCTGTAAAAAATGCAATACGAACTTTATTATTAACAAATTTTATGGAAAGACCTTTCCAACCAACAATGGGTGCAAATTTAAGAAGTTTATTATTTGAACCTAATGATGCTGTTACTCGACTAGCATTAAAAGATGCAATTAAAAATGTATTGGAAAGACATGAACCAAGAATAGAAAATATTAATGTTGTAATTGAACCAACTAATGATGATAACTCATATAGAGTAACTTTAGTGTTCAGTATAAAAGAAAACGATTCAGTACAAGATATTGAAATCAATTTAAGACGACTCAGGTAAATAGTTATGGCTTCAAATTTAAATGTATCGGAACTCGATTTTGATCAAATAAAAGATAATCTTAAAAACTTTATGAAGTCACAATCGCAATTTAAAGATTACGATTTTGATGGATCTGGATTAAGTGTTCTTATGGACATACTTGCATATAATACACATTATAATGCAATGTTAGCTCATTTCGCATTAAATGAAGCCTTTCTTGATTCTGCTCAAATTCGAGGTAATGTTGTATCACGCGCAGGTTTGCTTGGATATGTACCTCGATCAGTATTGGCACCAAGGGCAACAGTTAAGTTAGTAGTTGATGTAACAAATAGTGATTCTATTAATTTGCCAACAACATTAGTATTAGAAAGAGGTACTAAGTTTACAACATCAGTTGATGGTGTATCATATACATTCTCATCATTAGAATCTCAAACTGCAATTCGTGTTGACGATGCAACAGGTAATAAAACATTTACGTATGATGCTATTCCAATAGCAGAAGGTACTATACGTTCATTATCATATCGTGTTGATAATGATATTGAAAACCAAAAATTCCAAATATCAGATGCTGATGCTGATACTTCATCGTTAAGAGTACGAGTTCAGAATAATCAACAATCACAAACATTTGATACATATCAATTATTTACAACTTTACAAGATGTTGTATCTGATACACAAGTATATCATTTACAAGAAAATTCAAGTGGTTTCTATCAAATATTCTTCGGTGATGGCATTATTGGTAAAAAGCCAGTTAATGATAATATTGTATCTCTTGATTATCTTGTAACACAAGGTATTGCCGCAAATGGTGCTAATAGTTTTGACTTAGTTACAGCGTTTCCAACGTTGAATGAACCTGATATTACAGTTACAACAATGATTGCTGCAAATGGTGGTTCTGCAGCAGAGACAACAGAGTCAATTCGATTTAACGCTCCTATTACTTTCCAGGCACAGGATAGAGCAGTAACATCACAAGACTATGCAGCGATTATTCAAAAGAACTTTGCAAATATCGAATCAATATCTACATGGGGTGGAGAAGATAATGCTGTACCAGATTTTGGTAAGGCATATATCAGTATTAAACCACTTATTGGTGAATCATTAACAGAAAACGAAAAAAATGAAATTAAAGGAATTGTTAAATCTAAAAATATTGTATCGATAACTCCTGAAATAGTTGATCCAGAATTTACTAGTGTTGAGGTTGATGTAATTTTTAAATATAATCCATCACTTACAAGTCGATCAAAATCTGCATTAGAAGCATTAGTTAAAGATGTTGTATTAGATTATAACTTTAACCAACTAAATCGATTTGATGGCGTATTTAGACATTCAGAATTATTGTCACTTGTTGATAATGCTGACCCTGCAATAACAAGTTCTACTGTTAGGCCATTCTTATTTAAAACAATTACTCCTTCAGTAAGCCGAGTTAAAAATGATTTTACTTTAACGTTTGCTGGAAACTTTTTTATAACGAAAGGTATACCTTTTAATATTTCAAGTAGTGCATTTAAAATAAACGGAGTAGATCATTTCTTTGGCGATACTGAAATAAAAGATTCTGATGACAGAACTATTGTAATATACAAAGTTGTTAATAATGAAAATATTATTGTAAACGGTAATGTTGGATTAATTAGCACTGATCTTGGTATTGTTACTTTAAATAATTTTGCTCCAGACGATACAACTCCAATACGTGTTACACTATCGCCAAACTCTTTAGATATTGCACCAAAGAGAAATGAGATTATTAATATCGAATCTTCTAAAATTAATGTTACAGGAGCAGTCGATACTATTGCATACTCAGGATCTTCTGGAACATTAGATTATTCAACTACTACTAGAATGAGATAATTATGGCTCAACAAAGTTTAAAAAATTTAGATTCGTTTTCTCGTGGTTATATTGAGGATGTACGACAAAATGTAGATTTTGATACTACATTGAGAGCTATAACTCAAGATGATCCATCTGATAATGGGTTGACAATTAATTTAGTATCACGTCCCGCAAGTGTACTTGATGGTAGTATTCCAGACGAAATAGAAAATCCATTAGTTGGTAAAGTCGTATCTGGTAAGGGTATTAATGGTATACCTCGTGTAGTATCAGTATCATCTAATGGACTTTCAATTACACTTGATCAAGCACAAACATTTGTAGTTCCTGAAGGCGAATCAATCGGTCTTACTTTTAGTGATGCTAACTCTGGTATTGATCAATATGAATTAGTTGGATCTGCTAAAGCAAGATCTAAAGAAGATATTCGAATAGAAAATTTGGTTCCAGAAGAATTATTAAATTATGCAACTAGTGATGCTTATGGTGCTAATACTACTGGTGGTATTCGTAGCTTCCTAGAATCTTATTATAAGTTTATGAACTTAGAAGAGTTTACTTATAAAGATCAAGAAACTTTTGAAGATATTGTTATCGATAATCAGGCAATATTTAGAATTAACGAACCAAATAAATTTTTCCAAAGAAGTATGGTGCTTGCAGCTCAATTTTTTGATGCTGACGGCAATCCTTTAACTGTTGGTAATGAAGACGGATCTCCATCTCTATCAGGAGACCCTTTATTATTAGATGATACTGCTCGATTAACAGTTGGTCAAAGTTATCAAATTGTGGATTTAGGTAATGGAACAGCAGCAAACATCGCAACTGGTATAAACAATATATCTGGTCAAGAACAAGCATCGTATGACTTGAATGATATATTTACTGCTGCTAATGACGGTACAGGATATGATGCAACAAGAGGTTCTACAGCAGTAAGCGTAAGACTTCTTGTTTATCCAGAAACAGTTGATGATATTTTTGAAAATAGAATTACTATTAGTAATTCAAACAAATTACCAGGTCGATTAGAAGAATCACCCGAGCCAACTGGTAGAACTTTAAATATAAATGGATTGTCACCTCGTTTAAACAAACGAAAGATTACGATGAAAACATTCATTGTTAATCATATTAATTCTGGTCCTTCATATCGTCTTAATACAATAGAAGATTCTTTAAATCTAAACGAAGCTCAAGAAGAGTTTCTAGATTTAATGCAAAAGGAAATTGCTCCAGCTTTAGATAAAACATCGCCAGTAAATAAAAGAGCTGTATACGAAAAAATAATTGACTTCTATAAAATTAGAGGTTCATTTGAGTCCATCGAAACATTCTTTAAATTATTGTATAATGAACAGGAAGTTCAAGTTGAATATCCTTGGGATAAAACATTAAAGCCTTCTGCTGGTATTTTTGATCCGCGATCTGCTATTACGTCAAACTATGAATTAACTGGAATAATTCAATCAAGTGATAATGCTAATAATGATTTATTCGGGAAATCGATTTCATTAAGCGGTAATTCTTTTGCAGCTAGTGCACCACTCGAAGATGCAAACGGTACTGATTCTGGTGCTGTTTATGTATTTACTACAACAAATGCGGGTAATGATTGGGTTCAAGAAGCAAAGATTGTAAGTACTTCAACTGATGCAGACACAAATTTTGCTGGTGATAATTTTGGTAGATGTGTGGCTTTAAGCGAAAATACACTAGCTATTTCTGCTCCTGAAGATGAAACAATACATGGTGTAGCTAATACAGGTTCTGTTGAAATTTGGAATCGTAGTACAAACTTAAGCGGAAATAATGTATGGACATTTAGTACAAAGCTTATACCGGGCGCTAGTGATGGTCCTCTATTTGCAGCAGGTAACGAATCTGTATCAATAGACAAAAACTATCTTGCTGTCAGCCATGTAGGTTGTAATGTAGGATCAGTACCTGAAGGAGCTGTATATGTTTATGAAAAAACTGGATCTACTTGGACAAAAATACAAACTTTAAGAGCTCCTACTGCTTTAAATACTGGAGCGTCATTAAACAATGGATTTGGTGAAACAGTTGTTTTAAAAGGAAAGTATTTAGTTGCTTCTTTTCAAAATTATTCTACTGGTGCAATTGGAAAAACTGGTAGAGTAGTTGTTTATGCTAGAAGTGCAGCTACTGGTTTATATGAACTAGATGCAATTCTATCTCCAACAAATGATATTGCCAATCAAAGTTTTGGTTTCGCACTTGATATTACAAACGTTGAAAATGGAACACCACGTATTGCGTTAACAAGTCGTGATAATCCATATCATACTGTGTATGTTTTCGAAAGAAGTCAAAATGTAGAAGGTGTTCAGGCATCTTGGACAGCAATCAACTCTTTACCGAGTTATGTTATTCCTTCTATTAGAGATAATACTAATTACGGTATAATTATTAGAGTATCGGGAGATAATTTAATTATCGGTGAACAAGGATACGACGATGTTGCTGTTACCGATACAGGTAAAATATATCATTATCAATTTGATCCAGATACTGAAGTTTGGACTCCAAAACAAGAATACTTTGGTGATGCTACTATTGCTCACGCTAACTACGGATTTGCAATTGATTTATCAGATGATGAAGATAAAAATTATTTAGTTGTTGGTGCACCAGGAAAGCCAGATGGTACTGGTGGTCAAAAAGGATTTGTAAGATCTTATAATAGACCTGCGCTATCTGGTGTATTTACTACAACTGCAGGATTTTTATCAGAAAAAAATATTAAGCTACATGACTCTGACTTTTATCAGAAATTTTCTTATGTTGTAAAAGTCGGAAGAAACCTATCTCAATGGAAAGAACCTTTCGATAAATTAGTGCATCCTGCTGGATTTAAATACTTCGGTGAAGTATTAATGGTCATTCAGGCAGTACGTGCTGTCTTAGGTGATGATAATCCTGATACAACAGTAGGTGTTGGTGATGATGACGTTGTATATGAAAACTCGTATAGTTCATCTCCTGCATTCCGTAAAACATTATCTTCAATGCCGGGTGTACAGCCAGGTTATATTGGTCTTGAAGATATTGGTTTACTTATTGAAGCACTAGCTTCAACCTTTGGTATTATTGGTATTGCTCGTCCAAATAGAGATGCAAAACTTTCGATAAAAACAGTTACATCAAATGGTGGGTTAGCTGATATATCAATACCAGAAGGAGGACAAGGTTATCCTTCAGTTCCTGCTATTACTTTAAGCGGTAATGGTTCTGGTGCAACTGCAACTGCATCAATAAGTAGTAGAGGTGCTGTTAATAAAGTAACTATTACTGGTGGACATAATACATTTAATATATCAGGAATAGCTGCTGATGACGCTCGTGCTGCAGGAACTTATACTGCTGTAACAACAGGGGGCTCTCGATCTTCAGGTAGTGGTGCGAGTGGTCAGGTTACAATTGTTGTAACTGATGGCGGTAGTGCTGCAACAAATGGTGTTATATCAAGTATTACTTCAACTACAACTGGTAGTGGATATGAGGTTGGCGAAATTATTACAATACCTGGCTCAGTTATGGGTGGTGCTGCAATATCATTTACTGTAGCTAGTGTTGGTACTGGTTATACTGTAGGTGGAACAACAATTGCAGTTGAAACACTTGCAAAAGAATCTGCAGACGATAGTCTTACTGGCAATGATGAGATTGTTGCAAGTAAAATTGGTAAGCTTAATTCTACTACATTAGGTTTAGACTTAATTGGTTTAAATAATAAATCATATACTACTACACCTACAATTACTATTTCTCCACCAGATGCTCTTGGATCTGATGGTAAACCTCTAGCTACAAATGTACAAGCTACTGCTACTCTAACGAGAAATGCAACAACTGGAAAAATTACCGGATTTACGATTACTAATCCAGGGTTTGGTTATTTAAATGATGCTACTTTAACTATACAAACGACTGGAGAAAAACGTGCTCCAGATTATATGCATAAAAAGATTATTCCAGCTAATCATGATGTTGAAATAAAATCAACATTACCAGAAAATGATTACTATGCTCGTAAAGATCGTATGCCGATAACCGAATATATAATAACAGTTGCTCCTAAAAGTGATGGTTCTGGTAATGCTTTCTATATTAATGGGCGTGAAGCAATAACATTAACATTGATTCGTGGAGCTACGTATAGATTTATACAAAGTGATTCAAGTAATAATAATCACCCATTTAAATTTTCATTGAGATTAAATGGAACTCATGCGGGAGCAGATGAGTATACGAAAAATGTAACTTATGTTGGAACTCCCGGAACAGACGGTGCTTATACTGAAATTAAAGTTCCAACTGATGCAGAAGCAACATTATATTATTACTGTTCAAATCATATTGGTATGGGATCTTCTTTAAACATTTATGGTGTTAATATGGCTAAAGAAAATCCAGCATTTTTAGGACATAAGAAATTTCAATCAAATTTTCAAATTCACAAATTCGATAGTATTACAATCGAAGATATTTACAACACAACTGCCGATGGAACTGCTATAAATAAATTAAACACACAATGTAGTTTATCGGATAGTAAAACAGACATAACATTATAGGAAAGAATCATGGCCGCAATTATATCAGGAAACTTTAGATCGCTTAACGCTGCAGCTTTTGTAGAAGAAGTAAAGGGTGATAGAAGTAACGTATATATTGGATTAGGTAAATCTAGTCCATGGGGAGGTACGACTACAGCTAACACAAGCGATACAGATGCACCCACCCCCACAGACACAATAGATGCTATTAATGAAGCACGTCAACAAATGATTGGTATGAAATTAGTAACTGATAATGACATATCACATGTTGTACCAAGATATGATTGGGTTGCAGGCGCAGAATTTGTTGGTTGGGATTCAACCGATCCAGCTATTTACGATAAAGCTTTTTATTGTCTAACTCCCGATTTTAAGGTATATAAGTGTATACATGCTCCTGCTTCTGGTGGTGTATCAGATGTACCAACTCATGTTGATGCAGCCATTACTGCAACCTCTGATGGTTATTATTGGAAATATATGTATACTATTTTAGCATCTGATTCAGAAAAGTTTTTAACAAACTCCTATATGCCAGTTAAAACACTTACTGAGTCTGCTAAAGCTACAGTTGCTGCTGATATGGCTTCTCCTGGTACAACATTTACAATTGATCATGAAAATCCAAGAATCATGGTTGGTCAGACAATGACTAATGGTAATGAAGGCGGTGGTGCTGATGCGGCAGCTACAGTAACAGTAACTGAAGTAAGTGGTAAAACAATTACAGTAAGTGCAAACGTTGAGTTTGATGATGGTGATGTAATCACATTTGGTGATGTATTATCAACTGATCCTAAATTTTCACAACAACAATCGCAAAAATCTTCTAGAGCAGCTGCAGCCGCTGGTGGTATTCATAAATTAAAATTAATTTCTGGTGGTAGTGGTTATAATAACGATGGCGCTAGTACTTCATTAGCAGTAACAGGAGATGGTACAGGTTGTTCTACTCCGGGTACTATTTTAGGAAGTTATATATCAGGTGGTGCATTTGTAAGTGATATTATTATTACTGGTGGTAATGCTACGACAGGCAATGGTACTGATAATGTTGGTGCAGACTATAGTGTTGCTCAAGCAACTGTGTCACAAACTGGAGCTTCTGGTGCTGTATTTGAACCCATTATTTCTCCACGCGGTCGACCAGGATTTAGTACTGCTGTAGCTGGTGGTGGTCATGGTACTGATCCAGTGTTTGAACTCGGTGGTTTTTATGTTGGAATTAACGTACAAATAAGTGGTACAACTGATACACAAATTGCTAATACTCAAGACTTTAGACAAATATCACTTA